CGACGAGGTCGATTTCTTTTGCATTGATCTCTTGCCCTTCTTTATCGGTGAGTGAATCTTTGACATGTCCTATTAGTATAAATTCGTCACAAAGGTCTTTGAACATATCAATAACCTTCTTTACTGCGTCTCTTAAATACTTGTAACCTGCTCCACGAGCTAGCGTAGTAACGTCGTCTCCTTTCCAGTTTTTACCAAGTTCGGTTTTTCTGTAAAGGGTGCAAGCATAGCCCATGCAAATGTCTTCAAGGCGTGTTGCATTGTCTATTGTAATGTGTTTATAAAAATTATGTCCTACCTCATCGTTCTTAGCTCGAATGGCTTGTGCAATCTCTCCAAGGTCATTAATGGTACGTGCCTGAACAGCTAGCGCATCAATGAACTTAGATCCGCCTTCAAGGTCTATGATGAGATTATTCTCCAACTGTGCTACAGCACTGGTCTTACCTGCCTTAGGCAGTCCGTATAAGACCAAATATTGAGGATTAGTTGAAGTTGCAGGAACTTTTTGAGTAGGTAATGTTATCATATTGGCTTATAGTTCTAATGATTAGAGAAGATTAATGTTAATGTTTGCTGCACTGTTCGTGTAGATATTAATAATAATCTTCTTCGTGGGGGCACTCAGCGTGTCAATAAACGACAAATCGCTCAAATCAGAGTAGCTATAGCTATCAAAACCAATCTGAATCTCATCATCGTAAAACACAATAGGAGTACCGTCCGTCAGAGTATACATCTTACCAAGAGTATAGGGAAGAGTATACTTCTTATAATACTTCTTGTAATTAGCAAGGAAATTGGCTGCCTTCAGGATATCATCCGAATAGGTCTTACCGAGGTTAGCCAGGAAAATATCAGCATCCTCATTCTTCTTCTGCGTAGTCTTAAACAGATAGCTGTTCTTCTTAATCAGATCAGCAAGAATACCGTTATCGATAATCTTAGAATAGTTTGAACTAGAGTTGTTGAAACAAAAGGAATTGTTGGTATTATTGTTCTTCTTACTAAAAGTGAAAGTCGTTGTCATAATTCAGCCTAAATTTTAAAGTTAATACTTGTCTAATGCGTATTAGCTTTCAATCAGATTGTTAAACATTAGGTCATTCTCGAATTCGAGTATACAAGGTTTACCTGCATCTCTGTTTTTCAACATATGCATATAAATCTTGTTTTGTGTTGGTAAATGATTTGGCCCGTATTCTTGTATATTCAACAGTTCTGGTCTTTGCATTACAAGCACATAATCGCTTGCTTGGAACATTGCATCAGACGATGATAAATCACTACGCATAGGATAGTGTCCTAGCGGGTTATTTATCCTTTCTGAAGATTCAATATTTCTATTCATTTGAGCAATCTGTATAATAGAAGTAAGCGGATATTTTTTCGCTTGTATGAATACTCGTTCGAGTTCACTAGTTGTTTCTATTACAGAACCAGTTTGCTTAGTCAATAACGTATGATCATAGACTATGATGAAATGTTTTTTAGTGCCTTTCACATACGTTTCATAGAAAAATTTTATAATTTGTTCTACTTGCATAGGAGTACCCGGATTATCTACAAAGTAGATTGGGTATTCTTTTAGCTGATTAGATACTGTGATGACCTTTTTAAAGGTTTCTTCATCCAGGTCCATTTCTGAACTATACAGAGTGGAAGTTGTCTTTCTAAGTTTACTTGAAAGAGTCCTTCCAACCTGCCTAAATCCAACCATCTCTAATGAGAAATTTAGAATAATTATATCTTCAGTTGGGTTCAAATCAATTATATCGGTTGTGAGCAAATTAACCCATGAGCTCTTACCAGTTCCTGAAATGCCAGCTATGGTGTATACAGTATTGGGTTCTATACCTCCCATACACTGTTTATTAAACTTATTCCATCTAGTCTTTAAAGACACGACTTTATGTTCTCGTCTTCCTGCTATGTAGTTGATAGCTTCTTGAGCTACAACTGACATAGGTCGTATAAGATTAGATAAGTTCTGTTCCATACATATTAGTCTGTTGCTTAGATGTATCTTGCATTTCTTCTTCAATTGCTTCCCATTGACTTCTCGTCAACCAGTTCCACATTGTCATCATATAGCTCAAACTTCCTTCACGCATTCGCTTAGATATCTCATAATCGAGACATTTGATTATATGTTCTGCCATTGCTGAACTTTTTCCACATTTTGTATTGAAGAAGTGTCGACACTTATTTACATTAGCTCTAAGATAGCTTTTAGTACCATCCTTTCGCATAACATACACTGGATACATATCATAAAATAAATCAAAATAATCTTTAGATTGTTCTATAGACTGTTTTAGTTTATCTGTAGGTATATATGTTCGTGAATCTTCTCTCTCGATCGAGTCGATTAATGAGTTGTCGATTAAGTATTGTATATCGTCATCATTGACAAGGCTGATGACTTTTTGGACGTCTTGATATTTAGGCTGATTCTTATCCAATACAATACTTAAGAACAATAATTGATTTGAGTTTAGCTCTGGAAATTTATCCAAAAGCTTTGTGTTTACTTCAATAATCATATGACTCTACGGTTCTGTAATTACTAAAATAATGATAGCTGTTGTTCGGTGAAGTCCGCTATCACTTTTCTGGCTTCACTGATATAGTAACGATAGTTAATCTTTCGATCTTCTATCGGGAGATCATCAAACTTATTCAGGATTGTTACTCCTGATTTAGTTAACATATTTGTTAGTCCAGCGTCTTTGTCTGCGTCTTTATCTTGTTTAAATAGATATGGACCATTTGTACTTGCGTAAAATCTATTGATACGTTGTACAGGTTTATCACCATGTATAACTTTGAACTTCTTATCTACTGCTTGTGACATTAAGAAATCCCGGATGTCTCTGTCCTTCTCAATAAACTCTGTCACTGGTGTTTTGTTTACAAAGTATGCTATTATAGCCTTGGGAATAACCACTGGCGACAAACCTTTGCCTAATTTGGTCTCGGTTATAAACATACCCTTTTCTTCAATACTTCCGTCCTTCAAGACCCCAAAGTAGTCATTGATAGCGTATTGATAGAATGCTTCGTACTCATCTACTTCAAAACCAAGTTGGGTAATTCGTTCAACCTCAGAGATGGCTTCCTGAATTCCTTCTTTAAGGCTGTTTTTAGCCCTGTAGACAACGCCATCGGTGTTGACCTGAATAATCTCACATCCAAGCTCTAAAAGTCTGTCTACGAGCATTAAAAGAATTAGTTGACCGTTTATTCTAATCTTAAAAACATTGAACGGATCATACATCCAACTTACCTCCTGTTGCATCTTTCCTGTAGGAGAATTAAGCACGATCTTTAGAAACTTATTCTTAATGTTTTGACCAGTACGTTTTGCTTCTATTCGTTCGTAGTATATACTTTCGAATATATCACAAAAGATTTTACCTAAGTGGCGAGGACCCAATTGATATTTAATTAACAAACTTGGGTACATACTAGTGACGTCAGCGTGTCCTATGTGCTCGTCATCTTTAGGAAGGAATATTTTAGGTGTATGAATGGAATGTATTCCACCAACACCTACTGAATATACCACATTTGAGAGAACAAACTTCTTCTCATAGCTTTTGCGTTCTTTAGAGTATACTACTTGTTTCCTCATATCCTCTAGAACGTCTTGTAACTTTGGATTTTTATATTTTATAAATGGCAAAATAACGTCTTTCAATGGAATATAATCCATTGGAGAACGCATTTCCTTTATAACATTTTTAGGAATACCTGTCTTCTTAGAATATTCTTCCAATAGAAAGGTCTCTGCCATCTTAACACTATCCATAGAGAGACAATCTATGCTGTGTTCTTTTTCGATAAATAAACGTAGTTCAATATCTTTCTTCAACCGATTTAATAATTCTGTGGTTGATTCTACATCATTGATATTATATGCAATCATGTTATCAATCTCTGATTCTATCAAAGGCTGATTGAAGTCTCCTTCATACTCTTGCACATTATCATAATGCATAGTTACTTGCATAGTTTTAAGACCTACACGTAACTTTTGACTGAACTGCATTGTGAGTAAGTCCATCGATTCGAAGTAATGTGCATACTTCCATCGTTTGAGCTTCTCACGACTCCCCTCTTCGTCTTCCACTATACACTTGGAAAGATTGAAAAGAGACTGACAAATCTTATAGTATGGTAGATTTGACAGTTTATCTTTATAGTCAATTATATAATTTATGATTACATCGTCGTAATGATGATTATTATAACCACAAAATATTACATTGGGTTGTAAAAAGAACGAAACCAACTCATCGAGTTGGTTTTTACGTTCTGAAATCTCAAATTTGTATAGTTGACCAGATTCTGTGTCTTTGCAACAACAGTGGAAGCAATTCGGGAATATTTCTACATCGTATGTGTAGACTAACCGATTTCGTATCCACATGACTCTTAGGTTCTTTAGTTAATACTAGTGGCGCGCTAAGGAGTCGAACCTCTCTACTGGACCACATCCAGAGTGCTACCGTTACACTAAACGCCCATTTGAGACAGATTTGAAATTGCGTGAGTTATATATATACCGTTTTCATCACGTCTTACTTGGCACTGTCTCTTTGCAAGTTATCTTACCTTGCGCCTCTCTTCACGCGGTGAGTCCGCCAAGAGATGTTACTGTTCTATTTGTCCTCTTATCCGACTTTCTCACTTCAAGTAACTGCGGTACGCACCAAGGAATTCAACCTCTCTCCTGTTCATACAGAAGAACTACGCTATTGTAGTAGTGCGCTGGACCACACTTAGTTACGTGCTAAGCAGAGGCTTTACTAAGCATTATGCGGCCTCAGGAAGTATTATACGTCCTTTGGTTCGCTTGTGGTCCTTAAGATTTGTGGCGACTAGTTTAGCATTTTTTGCTTTCTCTTTATTGGTCACCTTTTGAGCTTTATCCAGGAGTTTAGACTTCTTAGGGTCTAGACTATTAATCTTATGACCCTCTCCATCTTTATCCTTTAGCTCAGTAACTGGTTTTTCTACGAACTTAGTGTCCGATTCTTTGTACCGACCAGTCAGCGGTAATTTGTCAAACATCGAGACAACAAAGTCTCGTATTCGTTCTATAGCTTGCTCACGCTCATGCTCCCATGCTGGAATCATTTCGTCCTTGAACAAGTCATCGTCAGGACAAGGTTTGGGGTGTTTACGCTCCCACTTCTTAACCTTTTCGTCCTCATAAGCCTTCATTTTGGCTGCTATGCCGAGGTTCTTCCACAACGACTTTTGATAATCGTCATACTTCTTGGTTGGGAATGTTGAAGGAATCATAACCTTTTCGGTTATATGAGTTTCTTTGTTATAAATCCACTCCATATGTTTCTTCATCATTGACTTATACTGAGGATATTTCTTCTCCTCCCAGCTACCTTGACGCTTAATAGCTTCTTCGTTAGCTACTCGTATTGTGTTGTTCTTAACGGTAAACTCACGACTGCTGGCTGCAAGATTCGCTACTTTTCTTCTACGAATCTTAATACGTATGCTGCTATGTCCCATATTAGTTTAGCAATTTTATTTAACATACTTATGCTGCCTTTTTGGTCGATGATTTGGCTATTTTAGAGCTCTCTGTAGACTTTTTATTGTCCATCTGGACAACTATAGCCTTGTTGCGACTGCGAACGTCCTGAAGCGTCTTAAAATGCTTCTTGACCTTCTTATGCATCTTCATATTGTTTACCTTACGAGTAAGCTTTGCTTTTGCTGCATTGGCCTTTCTTGTGGCCTTATTCAGAGGTTTCTTTGTAGCCTCCTTTGGTTTTTGCACAGGCAAAATGGGCGGCTTCTTTTTCACATACGGATGTATCTTTGCCGACGGAGGCATAATTCCTCGTAGTGTGCCTAAAGTTTCTTGGTCGGCGTCTATCATGATGTATGAATCGGTCATAACCTTACACACCAATCCTTCATTCTTCAGAGATTCCTTAACAAGATTGATATCATTCTTGTTAAACATGATAAGAACAGAATAGTTGTTTGGAGTCTTAAGTTGCTCCTTCAACTTTTCTATAAGCTTCTTTGTCTCCTCCTCAGACATTTTCATTCGCTTGCAGCGACGTTTGAGGGAATTGATACGGAAATTCATATACTGTTCTTCACGAGCCTTCTTACGGGCAGTAGCGTCCTTTAATGTGGTTATTTTACCTGTAGGAACTTTGGATGTATTCTTAGTCACAGTCTGACCCTCCTGGGCAGTTGCTGTAGTGTTATTCTTATTCATTTTGATAATGTTTTAAAAGTTTATGTTAAGTTATTTTTGGGAAATACTTGCGATCAGCGCGGGAACGATCCGCTCATACATATAAATGTATGCACCATCTTCTGATCTATGATATACTTATAAAGTCAGATAAGACTCAAACATCGGAGCAGTAGTATCATCGAGGGTAATATCAGTACCATCGTTAAACTTCTCCATGTTACTATCATACTTATTAGCCTGCAGCTGCAAATCCTTAATCAGAGCAGCAATCTTGGCGCTAGTGAAAACCTCATCCTTATGCATAGCTTTAAGACCCTTCTGTGCCTTTGTCTTCTGGTCAAGAGTAGGAATCATCTTGAGCTGGCAAATAGCCTCTTTAGCCTCACAAGCCATAAAGATGTTATAATTGTTTGTCTTCTTAAACTCCTCTGCATTAAATGTAGTAATACCCATGTTAAGATACATAAGCATACCCTTAATGTACACGAGCTTGTCAGCCATCTGAGTAATCTCATTATAAAGACCCTTCAGATCGTGAGTACGGAAGCCATTCTTAATCTCCTTCTTAGACATAAGATTCTCAGACTTAATATAGCTCCAATACTTCTTCTTCTTATCATCAATCTCCTTACGGATAGCGATAATCTTACTTGAATTCAACTTAATTGATTTATTTGTCATATATGTTTGATTTAGTTAGACTTATGTTAATTAAATCGAATTCGAGTATCATTTACCAGTGACTTATAGCAAATCTCTTTACTATAAATCTAAACAAATCTCCAGGGGAGCAGTCCCTCGAGACCACTCCCCTAAATACCCTCAAGTATTGTAAATGAGATTGTTTGTTATTTAATACAAATCTTAATAAAGACCCAAATGTTATTTTTGTTTGTGCATTTCGAAATTGTTTATAGATACCTCGATATCTATAAACTAAAATCCCTCAAGATTTATTTATTTCTCTACACTTACTCCAACAACACCCATTTCTAGATTAAGAAATGCTTTACCAGTAGCATCAGGAAACCGAAACGTTTGTTTGGGTTTACCGGTTAAATTTACGTTGATAACAGTAGGAGTTTGCTCACTCTGTTCA